CGTTATAGGCGACGAGCGCGATGCTGTCGAAGGTGTCGCCGCCCTGCGCCACATAATCAATAAAGCCGACTGTCTGCTGCGACATAGGCGCCGCCCTCCCTTCTGCTGAGTGCCTCGAGAATGAAGTCGATGAACTCCGGCTCGAGGTCGCGGAGCTTTCGGATCAGTGCGTCCTCGTCAGTGTCGCCCTCGACCTTGATCTGCGGAGAGAAGGACAGGCCACTCAGGTCGTAGACCACAGCAGTGCCCGAGCCGCCGCTGAGCAGCTCGTAGTCGCTTTCGCCGTCAGATGCCCCGAGCATCCGGCCCGCCTCTGCCCAGTAGGACAGGTTTTGCGAACGGTATGCAGGGTTGAAACTGATGACCGCCTCGGTCGGGTAGCGTGGATCCTCGCCGGCGATGGACGGCCCTCTTGTGAAGCCGCCGGTCGCATAGCCAGAGACAGACGCGCTGCCGCCTCCACCTCCGAACAGGCCGGCGATCTTTGAGATGACGCCGGAGCCGAAGCTGACGATCTTCGATACCCAGCCGACAATCGTGCCGAGCACGCTGGCGATGGGTTCCAGAATAGACAGCAGCGGAGTCAGCAGTGGGGTGATGGCGCCGATCAGGCTCAGGATCGGGGGGAGTAGTGCCTGAACGAGCTGCATCAGGGGATCAAGCAGCGGCATGATGACGCTGTTGACGATTTGCAGAGCCACTTCCAGCAGCGGGGTGATGACCGGCAGCAGGCTCGAGATGATGCTCACCAGCACAGGCAGCACGGCGCTGACGATCTGCGTGATGATAGGGAGCACGGTGGCAAGCAGGCTGGCAATAGGCGGCAGGATCGCGGAGACGATCTGCATGAGTGGCGGGAGGAGCGTCTGCACGAGGTTGAGAAGCGGCGGGAGCAGGGTGCTCATTAGCTGCGTCAGAACTGGCAGAAGGTCGGCCGCGAGCTGAGAGATCAGGGGCAGAACGTCCTCGAGGGCGTCGGCCGCGCCGGTCAGGAACTCGTCGACAAACGGGGCCGCAGCCTCGACCGCCTTGGAGATGGCCGGAGTGATCTGCTCCATCAGTTTTTGCAGGGTCGGCATGAACTTGTTGAGCCCGTCGAACACAGTGTTCGCCATAGGCTTGAGGGCCACTTCGAGCCCCTGCTTCATAACCTGAAGCCGCTCGGCGAAGTCGTAGGTGTCATCAGCTGCGCCGGCGATTGTCTCGCCGTTTTCTTGCAGCTCAGCCGTCAGGTCTGCGACGGCCAGAGAGCCGTCTCGGATTGCTGCGGCCATCGTGGAGCCTGCCCTTGTGCCGAAGATCTCCGACGCGATGCTGGCGGCCTCTGCGGCCGTCCCGGCGTTTTTGATCTTTTCGTAGTACATGGCGAGCCCGTCGCTGGCGCTGATGCCCTCCTTGGCGAGTGTGGCGACGCTCTTTTTCATAGCGCCGAGCACTTCGTCGGTGTTTACGCCGGCCTTGTCGAGCTGGCCCATCAGGGCACTCGCCGTCTCGAAGGAGTAGCCCATCTCCTGAAGCTGCGGGCCGAACTTCTGCATATCTGCCATCAGATCCGTGAAGCCCATGCCCGTGCTCTGGCTGACCTTAAAGATGTAGTCCATAGCGCCGCCCATGTCGTCGGCGTCGATGTTCCACTGCTGGAAGGCTTGGCTCGACTCCTCGATCACGCTGCCGAGGTCGTCCCCGAGCATATCGCTCACTTGGATGGCCTGCTTGGAGATCTCCTGAAGTTGCGGGCCGGTGAGGCCGAGGCGGGTGTTGTAGTCTGCGATCGCCTTGCTGGCGTCCTCCATTGTGGTCGGGACGCTCTTATAGACGGCGTCGAAGTCATCCAGAAGCCCATCCAGCGCGTCGCCGGTGGCGCCGGTTCCGATGCGGATAGCATCAGCAGCGTCATCGAAGGACGCGCCGAGATCCTTCATGTACTTTCCAGCCTCGACGACTGCCTTGCCTGTTGCCACAGCGATGCCGCCCACGGCTGCACCAACGGCCAGCGCCTTCACGTTCAGGCCGCTGATTTTCTTCTGAGCCTGTTCGATGGCTTTGCCGAGTGATGGGTCGATGCTGCCGGCCAGATTGACGACCGCCTGCATCGTTTTTCCGTTTGCCATGTGCGTCACCTCCTTCTGATGTGTGGTTTCTTAAAGCTGGCCGCACGAGTCGGCCGGCTCGCTTGGAGCCGCTTGGCCTCCTCGACGGCCTCCCCGTATTCGGTCAGGAAGTCGGTCAGCCTTCGCTCTCCGAGGTCTCGTGTTGATGTGTGGAAGGCTCGGGCGTAGTCTCGGATTGCGCGTCGGAGCTGTCGGGGGTGTAGGGTTCCTCCGACTTCCCGGAAATAAAATCCCGGCCGATCCTCATAATCTTCATAACGTCGTAGCCGCGGACGCGCTCGAGGTCGGAGATGTCGATCTCGGGGTTGATGGCGATGATGGCAGCGAAGCCGAGGTAGAGGTGCAGGCCGTAGTCCAGCTCGGCCGCGCCGGCCGCGTTGCCGTTCTTGGAGCCGCTGGCGCTCAGCTTTCTGGCGTCAGCTTCAGCAAACGCCTGTGCGGTGATCTCGCTGATGTCATAGGTCAGCTCGTCGTAGCTCTTGCCGTTGATCTGCACGGGGTTGTCGAGCTTGATGGTGTTCTTCATTGGGTGCGTCTCCTTTCGATAAATAGAGGGCGCCGCATAGGCGCGGCGCCCTTCGGGTTACAGCAGGCTGCGGATGTCCTTGGCGTAGTCGACGCCGCCGACGCGCAGGATCGTGTTGAGCTGGTCGATCAGCCAGTATTCAGCGCCGCCGACGTAGAGCTGGTAGCGGCTCACGGCAAACGTGGCCTCGTTCTCGCTGGTGTTGCCGGGATCCACAGAGAGGCCCGGGATGCCCTTGGAGACGCAGCGGAGGAACGCCTTGCAGCCTTCGGTCTTGGTGGAGCCGTCGGCCTGCTTCACGTCCTGAGCCCAGCGGATCTCGATGGTCTTGCTCTCGAGCTTCATCATGTTCCGCAGGCCGAGGTCGATGCCGATCTTGGTGATGGACGCCTCCATAGCCTCGATCTGGCCGAGGATGGGGGCGGTGTAGGTTCCCATAGCCTTGAAGTCAGCGGTCACGGGAGTGACGGCCGGCAGCGAGATGGTCACGTCTTTGGCGACGAGGGTGCCGCCGATGTAGACGGTGTCGGCGAGGATAGGGCCCTTCAGGTCGAGCCACAGGTTTGCCATTACTCGTCACCTCCTTCGTAGTAGACAGAGAAGCCCGCGTCGGTGTATGCGACGTAGACGCTCGCAGACTTGAGGGGCGGGGTCGGGGTGACGGCGATGTCCCAGCGAAAGTCGCCATTCATCACGTCGGTGGTGCTGTTCTCGCTCTCGAGGAACAGGATCACAGGCTCGCCCAGCAGGGCGCCCATGCTCACATAACCGTCGAGCTTTTCCTGCTCGCGGTTGATGATGCGATCCTTCAGAGCCCGGGTCATGGGGCTGTCAATCTCAGGGCTCCACTCGCGCTGGAAACTGTTGGTGATGTGCATGAGCATCCGCATGGAGACGTCGAAGATCGCGCGGGGATCCACGTCTGTGCCATAGGTATAGGCGGCGGTATGGTCGCCCCACAGTACCCACTCGCCGCCCCACGCGACGGCGGTGCTGATGCCGTTCTGCGTCAGCTCCTTGCCGGTCTGCTGGTCGAAGCCGCGGTTGTTGGCGTTGGCGCCGAAATACTGCTTGATGATGGGGATAGCCTTGTTGCCGCAGGTCTCCATCGGGACGCTGTTGTGGCTGAAGTCGGCGCGCATGAGCTCGACCACGGCCATCGTGCTCAGGTGGTACACGTTGCCGAGATTGTCCACGCCCTGCGGCCAGTAGACCTTGGAGCGCTCGCCGGTGAAGGCGTTGGCCTTCTTCCATGCGATTGCCTTGGTGATCGTGTCGACCGCCTGCGCGGTGCTGTCCACGAGAGGCAGGTCGGCCACGACGAAGGCGTCCCAGTGGCCGTTGATCTTCTTGCAGGCCGTCAGCATGGCGTTGTAGACGGCAGGGCTGTGACTCCAGCCGGGGGCTGCGATCAGATTGCAGACCGCGAACTGCTCGGGATAGAGCAGCGCGATCGCGCTCAGGCCGCTGTACTCGCCGGAGGAGGTGACGCCGCCGATGATGTCGCTGTCTGCGATCTCAGAGTCGTCCACCTCACTGAAGCTGGCCGTCAGGTTGCCGGTGAGCTGCGCGTCGTCCTTCAGGCTGGTGATGATGACCGTGCCCTTGGTAAAGTTGTAGTCCACGGCGTAGTCAGAGCCCTCGACGTAGTTGCCGCTGGTCGCCTTTGCGATGGTCAGCGTGTCGAGGATGATCTTGTCGCTGGCGAACTCGGCACGGCCGCCGGTGAAGGCGAGGGTCTTGGTGGTGGCCTCCTCCTTGCGGTGCTTTCCCTCAGAGGGGTCGAGCACATTGATGACGTAGATCGGGCCGATGTTCCCGAGGGTGTTGTTGAAATGCGCGTACACGGCCTCGCACAGGGTAAAGGTGCCCCAGTCGGACGAGTAGCCGATCTTCTTCTGAGCGTCGACCAGACTGGTGATCTTGATCGGCGCGTTGATGATGCCGGCCTCGCCGAAGCCGCGCACGAGGTTGACGGGTGCCGTGCCGATATAGACCGGCGTGGTGCCCGCCTGCACGGCGCTCTGTGCCACGGTCTCGCCGATGTGGCCGTAGGCGCCGTAGAGGTATTCGTTTGCCATCTGCTTATCCTCCTTTGCATGAAATTAGAGCAGCCGAGCGGCTGCCCTTAAAGCAGGTGTTGGTAGCTTTTCGGGTTGCGGGTCAGGGTCTCCTCGACGGAGAACTCAGCCCATGCAAACCAGTACGGGTAGAAGTCGGGGACGGCGTCTTGCTCCGTGACGGGGCCGAAGGTGATGCCCTTCTCCTTGATGACGCGGAGGTCGCCGAGGTACTCGGCGTTTTCAATCAGCCGGAGAGCTGTGTCCACAAAATTCCATGCGTCACGCCAGCCCTCTCCGTTCTTCACGAAGTAGGAGGCCGCCGCCTCGTTGTATTGCTGGATGTAGGTGCCGCTGCCGTCGCCCTTCGGCTTGAAGATGTCGGGCCCGTGGTAGCCGGGATCCCACGCTGAGAAGCAGAGCCGGATCTTGATGTCTCGGGCACTCTGGAGCAGGTCGTCGTCGCCCTGAACGATCTGCACGCAGACCGACGGGATCGGCGCGGCGATGTTCGGGGGTGTCCTGTCCTTCGATGGTACGAAAAGCGAGAACGCGGCCGGGTTTACCAGCTTGTATGGGTAGGAGGCGTCCGTTGCGTTGTCGTCGGGGAGCTTCAGCTTGACCAGAGGGCAGACCTCGGCGGTCAGCCAGTCCCGGACGGTTTCGATGCTGTTGACGATGGACATGGGGCACCTCCTACATGGTGACAGTCTGACCGAGGGCCACGGTGGCGATCCCCATGTCCTCGCTCCAGTCGTTGACGATGTACTCGCGGCCGTCGACGTTGAGCCCTTCGCCCGCCGGGCGCCGAGCGGGCAGATCCTCGACCGCCGCGTAAAGCAGCAGAGAGGACTCCGCGACGCTCAGCTCTTGCCCCCCTTGGCGTTCCTTCAGGGCGTTGTCGTCCAGCACGGCGGCGATGGCTCTGCCTTCGACGGTGTGCTTCTCACCGAACTCGTCGAGATTGAGAAACGTGCGCCGACGGTCAGCCTCGACCATCGCCTTGAAGCTGAAGGCCATCAGACGGGATCGGCGGCGCCGATCTGAGGGGGCTCCTCGTCGTCGGCGCCGTCATCAGGCTGCTCGGCCTTGGTGGCCTCGATGGCAGCGATGACGTCGGCCTTCTTGCGCATAGCAGAGGCGTCCACGCCATAGCGCGTGGCCACTTCCTTCAGCTCGTCGAGCTTCATGTCCTCGTTGTACTCAGGGGCCTCGTCGGCCGCGGTGTTGGTGCTGGCAGGCTCGTCGGCGTCGTCGCCGGGAGCGGGCGCGGGCTGCTCGGCAGTCTCGCCCATCTCGCCGATGTACTTGGCGACGCCTTCCTTGACCAGACGGGCCTCCAGCTCGGGGTCGAACTGCTTGGGGCCGTCCTGATTGGTGATGGGGACTACCTTGCGGCCGTTATAGTAGCCGAAGGTGCCCGCGATGATCTGGATCATGGTCTGCTCCTTTCTGCTGCGCTTAGCCCTGAGTCAGGACGTCCGCAACGATGAACGGGTTCTTGTTGTTGGGGATCAGCAGCGGGCGGCTGGAGATCGTCAGGCTGCGGGTGTTGCCCTCAGCGTTGGACAGATACTTCGGCACGCGGCGGCCGGCGTAGGTGTGGAACTCGCCGTCGGCCTGCTCCACCTGAGTGACGGCGCCGTACAGAGTGCGGCCGCAGGCAGGCGCGGTCAGGATGCACTTGCCGGAAGGGATATAGAGCTGATCCTTGCCGGCGTCGTCGGTGTAGGTCTCGTCGTAGGAGATCACGCTGATGATGCGGCCGTTGACGTTCAGGCGAGCCATGACAGCAGCGCCGGCAGGCAGCACCTCGGGCTCGACCATGCCGAGCTCGTAGCGCTTGTTGTCGAGCAGCTTCTGGATGACCTCATTGTTGACGATGGTGTCGGCCACGTCAGGGGAGCAGATCAGGTCGGTCGCGCGGAGGCCCTTGCTGGTCAGCATACGAGCCATCACGCCGAGGTCGGCGAGGATCTTCGCGCCGGCGGCGTCCCACTTGGTCGTAGGTGCGTAGGTTGCGGGGTTGCTGCCTTCGGAGTAGAAGCGGATCTCCATCTCGTCGCTCTCGTCAGCGTCGTCGGCGATGTGCTTCATGATGCAGCCATTGGTCAGCATGGTCTCAGCAGCCATAGCCTCCTCGCGGCGGGTGATGAACTCGCCCAGCTCGTCGGCGTCCTTCAGGATGAGAGTCTGCTGGCGCTGCTCAGGAGTGAGCTGCGTGTAGAGGGCCTCACCGAAGCCGCGCTTCTTCAGGTCGTCAGCGGAGAGGGAGCGCTTGGGAGCCACAAAAGGAGGAGTGTATCTCTCCATGTGGTAGCCGTTGCGCAGGATGGTCACGCCGCCCTTGCGAGGAGCGACGAAGGGCGCCAGCTTTTTGCTGCCGTCTCTGTACTCGACCAGCACGTCGTCAGTGGCGAAAACGTCGCTCGCGTCGTTGGTCGGGAAATAGCGGTCACGCAGGAAGGTCGTGGCAGGGGTGAGCTGCTGCACGGCCATGAGCAGCGTGTGGGTCTCATAGAAGTTAAAAGGCATTTTGTTGTCCTCCTTCTCTTAGTATTCGATCGCGTCGGAGAGCAGGATGCCGGCGTTGCGCAGGATCTCCTCGTCCGCTGCGGTCAGGGTGTAGCTGCCATCGGTGTGCAGCTTGTTGCGGGCAAAATGCCCGGTACGATAGGCGGTGGCCACGGCGCCGGCGGTGACGTCGGTGTCGTCGGTCAGGATGTAGGTGCCGTTGGTAGCGCTCAGGGCAGCGGCCGCAGGGGCCAGCTCAGCGCCAGCAGCGCCGGTGACTACGGTGCCGCGCTTCAGGATGCCGGTGCCGGCTGCCAGCTTCACGGTCACGACGTCAGCGACGGGCACGTTGTTGACGATCAGGCCGTCGTATTCCACGGCGCCGATGTTCTCGTCGAGTCTCTTGCTCATTAGTTTTTACCTCCCTTGCTGGTCTTGGTGGAATTGTAGATGCCGACGATGGCGTCCACCTTGGCCTTGTCGTCGGTCTCGCTGCCTTCCTCGCCGCCGTTAGGAGCAGCACCGACGTCGCCAGCGCCAGAGTCGGCATTGTCGGCCGCGCTGTCCTTCAGGTGCTTGATCCCGAGGGCCGCCTGCTTTTTCATAGCCTGAAAAGCGAGCTGCTCAGCGGTGCAGGGGTTTTCGCCGTACTTGGCGTCATGGACGAGCTGCGCGTCGCCCACGCTGGCCTCGATACTCTCGATGGCCTGAAGGCGCTCGCGCTCCTGCGTGATTGCCTCCGTTCTTGCAGTTGCCGCGGCCTGCTGCTCGATCTGAGCCACGAGGTCGGGGTACTGCGCTCTCATTTCTTCGAGGGTCATGGGTTTGTTTCCTCCTTCGTTTTTGATGGCCGGGGTCTCCGGCTTATTTCCAGCCGCAGCAGCGGCGTGGATGCTGTTGTTGACCGGGATCGCCCCGGGGATGTGTCTGAAGTTGCTGACGTCGTGCCTGATACCAGCCACGAGGAGCACCTTCTTGTCTGCGCTCAGGGCGGCAGACGGGCCCGCGTCGTCGAGCAGGGTGTTGGCGAAGCCGTTGTCGACCGCCTCCTGACCGACCATCCACGTCTCGCGGGTCATCATGCTGCGGAGCTGGTCGACCTCGATGCCGGTCTTGGCGTGGTAGATCTCCGCGATGGCCCGCTCGCTGGCGTCGAAGTCCTTCTGGAGCTTCTTCAGGTCTTGCAGGTTGTAGTAGTCCCACAGGAGCCCGCTGACGCCGTGGATCATGACCATGCTGCCGGGGTAGACCTGCACCTCATCGCCGGCGCACATGATGACGCTGGCCGCGCTGGCAGCGATGCCCTCCACGATGACGGTCTTGTTGCCGCTCAGGCCCTTGATCGCGTTGTGAATAGCGATGCCGGTGTAGAGGTCGCCGCCGCAGCTATTGATCTTGATGGTGATGTTGCTCTTGTCCTTCACGGCAGCCAGATCCTCGAGGAAGCCCTCGGGGGTGATGTAGAGGCCGGGCTCAGGCTCGCCCGTCCACCAGTCGATCGGCTGGCTGCTCATGACGTCGCCGTAGAGCAGGATCTCGCCCGTGTCGTCGCCGGTGCTGGCGATGTTCCAGAACTTCTGGAGCTTGCCGCCAGTAGGAGGCGCAGGGGCAGGCCTCGCGATGCAGCGGGGCGGGTTATTTGCTTTCATGGTGTTCGTCCTCCTTGAGTGCTTTGATGATTTCGTTCCGCAGCGCAGCCACCACGCCGGGCTCGGTTGCGCCTGATGCGCCGCCGGTGCCGGAGGAGCTGCTGCCCTGAAGGGGCGCGTTTGCTTCGGCGAGCTTGGCGTTTTCGCGTGCGAGCTGGTCGACGTTGGCGCCCCACTGGCCGCCGTTGAGCCGGATCGTGCTCTGCTCGCGGGTGCTGAAGCCTTCGCCGACTGCGAGGATCTCGGCCGTGATCTCCTTGACTGGATCGAGCTGGCCCTGAGATGGGCCGATCCATTCGGCGCCGAGATAGGCGGCGCGGATCGCCGGATCCGTGAAAAAGCCCGGGGCGTCAATGCGGCCACGGGCGACGGCCTCGGCCATCCAGATCTCGTAGATCGGGGCGCAGAAGTCAGCGACAAACCACTCGCGGCGCATTTTGAAGGCTTTCCACGCCTCCAGCAGGGCCGCACGGCTGGCGCTGTACGAGCTGTTGAAGGACTTCAGCAGCAGGTCGGCCGGGATCTCGAGCGCAGCGCCCACCTGTTCACAGATGGCTCGCAGGAACGAGTCGAAGCCGCTGGCCGGCCGCTTCGGGTCGGCAAATACGACGTCCTCGCCGGGCTCCATGATGTTGATCTGGCCCGGGCCCATCTCGTACTCATTGGGATCGCGGCTCACCTCTGGCAGGCTGCTCCCCACTTCGTTGAATGGGTTGTCGGACGCCCCGGCCTCCGTTTTCACGAAGGCAGTGAAAAAGCTCTCGACGATCGCGGCTGTCAGCTCGCTCTCGGTGTACCTGCGAAGCTGAAGCAGCGGCTCGATCACCTGCGCCAGATAGCTGACGCCTCTGTACTGGTCAGGCCGCTCCGAGTCCATGACCTGCAAGATGTTCGGGAGGCCGGTGCGGTCTCCGTATGCCTTGACGCGCGTCCACTTGGTCGACGCCGTGCCGAGCTCGAGGGGGTAGGTGCTGCGGATGTGGTATGCCTCGATCATGCCGTTGGGATTGACCTCGACGCCGTCGTAGATGGTGTTGCCGTTGGCTGCCTTGCCGGTAGTCGCCAGCAGTGGGGTCATAATGCCGGCGGCTGTCGGGGTTGCCACTCGGTCAGCCTCGACGAGGTGGATCCTGAGCGAGTAGGGCATGGTCGGCGTGGGGTCGTACTGCTTGATGACGGCGAACACGTCGCCGCTCACCAGCCACGAAGCGAGCGCGAGCTGCTGCATGGCGTAGAAGTTGTTCACGCCGGTGGCGTCGCAGGCTGCCTTGCGGTTGGCCCACAGGGCGAACTCCCGCTCCGTCTTTGCCTGCCACAGGTCAGCCGCCTCCTGATCCATGCCGAGGGCCTCACGGTCGATCCGGCTCTGGAGCTTCAGGCCGACGCCGATGACGTTGGTGCGGTTGGTCTTGATGGCTGAGGTGGCGATCGGGGCCGCCATATAGAGCATACGGGCACGCTGTCGGAGGGTCGCGTTGTTGGCGTCGATGTCCTCCTTCGGGCTGCCGCTCATAGCCCTGAAGCCCTTGGTCGCTTTCTTCTGCCAGCTCGCGCCGGCGTCGCCGTAGCCCTTATTGACGGGGCGAGGCTGCTGCCTTCCGCTCTGCGGTCGGCTGTTGCGTTTCTTCTTGCTGATGTTGCTCACCTCCTTTCAGAAGATGGCAAGGGGCCGAGAGTAAAGGAGCGAAAACTCCCGGCCCGATGCCTATGAAAAAAGCCCCGGGCGGGGCTCTTTTCCGATGTTACCAGTCGCGGGGGACGACCCCCACGGCCTTGCGGGGCTTCTGCCCGTTCAGGGCGCCCTCGAGGTTGGCGATCTCCTTCTCGAGCTGTTTGATGGCGTCCCTGATCTGGCTCAGGTCGGTGTTGTACCTTGCCAGATTGCGGGAGCCGATGCCGTAGCTCTGGACGCCCCCGTCCAGCATCTCGGCTTCTCGCTTCAGGTAGAGCTCGAGCCGGTTCCTTTTGGCTGTGAGCTCTGCCTCGATTGTTGCGCGTGTTTTCATGTGGTGTCCTCCTTACCAGTCGTCGAAGGCGTTGGCCGCCTTGCTGCGCTTTGTCTTGGATCGGGCCTGCTGGCGCTGCTGCGCCGGCTTCTCCTCGAGCCCCTTGAGCCGTCTCTCGACGGCGTCCATGTCGGGGTTGATGATCTTCACGCCGGCCATCGCATAGTCGCGGCAGTCGAGCGCCTCGTTGCGGTTGTGGCCGGGCAGTTTCTCCCACGCCCAGCGGTCGCCGCGGCTGGTGTGTTTGAGCACCAGCTTCTCAGAGAGCAGGCCGTTGAAGTAGTTGAGATCATAGCCGGCGTCGGGGTTGCGGTTGAAGTGGCAATACCTCGGCCCGGGCTCCTGCACCTTGAGGCTCGCCATGATGGACGCCTTGCCAGCGTCGACGCCGAGGGTGTAGAGCCAGCAGGTGATCTTCTTGTTGTCGCGGATCGGCACCTTCGAGGGCGGTGAGACGAAGGGGATCCCGTCGCCGCCCTTGCCCTTGATAGCAAAGACGCGCTTGTGGATGCGGGCCCGGCAGGCTTCGTACACCTCTTGGGTGAAGTGGCCGCCGGAGTCGACGCAGGTGATGGAGATCCGCAGGCCCCGGCCGTTCTTGAAGGTGTAGACGTGGTCGATCACGTCGTCGAGGCGCTGCCAGACCTCCGGGGTGTCCGGCCGGCCCATGATGTAGCCCTTGACGATGCCCCACGTCTCGCCGTAGTGGCCGTGGCCGACTACTTCGTACTCGAGGCGGTTGTCCTGCGTATCGACGCCGCAGGTCAGCACCAGCACGCCGTCAGGCAGCTCCACAGGGGTGCCGTCCGGCCGCGTGCCGTAGTCCTCGCGCCGGGCGAGCATGGTGTCCTCGTCCTCGAGGTCGCCGCGATCCTCCCATAGCTGGCCGAGCAGGGTGTTGTAGACGACTTTGAGCCGCTGCGGGTCGTTCTGCGCGTCGAGGAACTTGAGGACGATCTTCTGCCACGGCGTCCACGGGGAGCTGAAGGCGTTCAGCCAGAAGGAGCGCACGCCCTTGGCATAGGCGTCGGGGTTTTCTGCGATCCACTTGGCCGGCTGCCGGCGCATGGTCTCCTCGGGGATCAGGCAGCCGCAGCCCGGGCAGGCCCACGAGACGCCGCCCTTCAGTTTCCACGTCTTTTTCCCGCGGATCCGTGTGGCCTCGGGCTCGAACTTGATGTCGTCGAAAACGATCTCGTGATACTCGCCGCACTCCGGGCAGCGGTGGCACCAGCGCTCCTGTGTGCCTTGGAAGAAACTGGTCTCGATGTTGCTGTTGCCCTTGATGGTCGGGGTCGAGACTTCGACGGCCTTGGCGTTGTAGAAGGTCGCCTGACGAGCTTCGGCCAGAGCCCACGGGTCGCCCTCGGTGCCGGCACTGACGGCCCAGCGGTCACGCTCGTCGCCGATGATGTACCGGGCGGGCGTGGAGGCCAGCGCCGAGGCGCTGTTGGAGCCGGTCAGGGTGAGCATACCGCCGGGGAAGGACTTCTGGAGGATGGTGTTGCCGCTGTCCTTCGCCTTGACGTCGTGGACTTTGGCCTTCAGCGGCTTGCTGTCGCGGATCATGGGAGCCACGCGCAGCCGGCTGAACTTCCTCGCGTCGTCGATCGTTGGGTGGACGTAGAGGATGCTGCCGGGGTCTTGGTCGATAATGTAGCCGATGATGTTAAGCTCGAGCTCAGACTTGCCGACCTGCGATGCTGCCACCATTACGATCTTGTGCACCTTGGGATCCGTGAAGGCTTTCATCGGCTCCTCGAGGTACGGGGTGCGCTTGGTGCGCCATGGCCCGGCCTCGGCCGAGCTTTCGGGTGAGAGGCGGCGGTGCTTGTCAGCCCACTCGTCCACGGTCAGGCTCTCGGGCGGTGCGAAGCGCTTGACCGCGCCCGAGATGGCGGCGTTCAGCTTAGCGGCGGCTTTTTTAGTCGTCCGCGTCATCGGAGAGGTCGCTCCAGCCTTCCCGATCCCTTACCCGCCGCGCATATTCCTCGGGATCGTATTTGTAGGCGGCCAGCTCCTCGAGGATCTTGTAGACCTCGGCCCGGATGATCTCGGACGCCTCGGCTGCTGTCTGAGCTGCCACGACGTCGACGGCCAGACGACCGGGCAGGGCTATGAGCATTGACCTGATATTGTAGACGAGGTCGGTCATGACGGCCTCGACGTCCTCGCTGCGGTGCATGGTGCCCTCGAGCTCCTTGAGTTGGAGGGCGGCCATGTCGGCCTTGCTGCGCTTGAGGTCGGCCTCAGCCTCCAGACGCCGGCCCTCGATCTCGCTGTCCTTCTTCGACGGCTCCCGGCCGTTGGCCTTGGCCGTCAGGTATCGGATGTACCTCTGGATCGTCGGCAGAAGGTCGTAGCGGTTGGCGTTGCCTTCCTTGACCGCGGCGATGACGCCATCCTTGGTGAGCTGCTGCACTCGGCGGGGCGTCATGTCGAACAGGGCCGCGATGGTCTTGCTGTCGACGAGCTTGTTGTTGGTTGGGTTCGGCATGGCGTTCCCTCCTTTCTGCCGCTCGGGCGAAACGAAACGGCCCGAAAAAATTTTTTCCCGGCTGCGCGTTTTTTGGGCTCGCCAGCACCGCAGGCCAGAGAGGCGCGTCACAGTACCTTCGGCGCGTCGGTGCGCGCGTGGAGGCGTCTG